GGCCTGGAGGATGTGCCGAGCACGAACACCTATCGCGGCCAGCAACTCAACGCCATGTCGGAGGCGATCAAGAGCCTGCCGGCGCAGTACCAGGCGGCGGCGATGCCGTTCTTGGCTAGCCTGATGGACGTGCCCTTCAAAAGAGAGCTGGTCGAGGCTTTGCGCTCGGCATCGGCCCAGGAGTCGCCCGAGCAGATCGAGCAGCGCATCAAGCAGGCAGTGCAGGACGCGCTCAAGCAGGCCGGCAACGAGCTGAAGGCGCGCGAGCTGGACATCAAGGAACGCTTGAGCGAGGCGCAGATCAAGGAACTGATGGCCAAGGCGGTGCAGACAGGTGTGCAGGCGGCGTTCTCGGCCATGCAGGGCGGCGCGCAGGTGGCGATGAACCCTCAGATCGCGCCAATAGCCGATGCGATCATGCAAGGCGCCGGATACCAGCGGCCCAACCCCATGGGAGACGACCCGAACTTCCCAACGCCGCAAGGAGTACCTGTTGCGGCCAATGCACAGCCGGACATCGCCCAGGTGCACACCAACACCAGCCCCGAGTTTCCTCCGGTGCCGCAGCAGCCGGATACCGGCATGCAGGGCATCGAGACGGCGCACACGTCGGACAACATCGAGGCCATGCCGGCGACCTGATTTCTCCTCGTGCCCCACAGCACTTCGCCGCCTTCGGGCGGCTTTTTCTTGCCTGGAGCCACCGTCACCCCTGTAGGGTTTGCCGCCGCGTTGCGCCACTGCGACATTGCCGCCAAGCGCCCGGCGACGAGCCGGTCGTGAACCGCCGGATCGAAAGACCCGGCACCCGCTGCTGGATGGGTGCGGGCGCAAGCCCAAGCCTTGAATGCGGTTGTCCTTTGCGGCCACAGCGATAGGTGGCGGACAAGCATGACGGCAACAAACGAGAGCTTTTTTGCAGACATCGACGGCGCGCTGACGCCGGAGCAGGCTTCGCAGGCGTTCGCGCTGGCGGAGCAGGGCGATACCGTGAAAACGGAAACCGGTGACGCGCCCGCGAGCACCACTGCGACGGACGACCAGAGCGCTGCGACGACCCAAGAGCAGGACGAACAGAAGCAGGCAGCGAGCCCCAACAAGGACGACGCCAGCGGCAAGGGCAAGGCAGGCACGACGGACGAGACGGGCATCGACCCGGCCAAAGCCGTGGTGCTGGCCAAGGACGGTGTTCACACCATCCCCTATGACCGCTTGGAGAAGGCCCGGCAAGGCGAGCAGCACTGGCGAGCGCAGGCAGAAGCCGCCCAGCAACAACTGGCCGAGCTGCAAGCGCGTGCGCAGGCCCGAGCCGACGCCGGCCAGGCCCCGACCAAGACCGACAACATGGTGGCGCAGGCTGAGGCTGCCATTGAAGCGGGCGCGGATGTGGGCATGTTTGGCGACTTCTCGGAGGAAGCCCTGGCTTCCGGCATCGCCAAGCTGGTGACGCAGCAGGTGGCGGCCCAGGTCAACAAGGCCATGGAGCCGCTGCAGGCCAAGCAGCAGCAAAGCGAGGCGCAGGCGCACTACGACGCCATCTACAAGGCGCACCCGAATGCCGACAGCATCGTGCAGAGCGCGGAGTTCAAGGCCTGGGTGGATGCGCAACCCAGCGTGGTGCGCAATGCCTACTGGCAACTGTTCGACCCGCAGGAGGGCGGATCGGCCGAGCAAATCGTCGAGGTTTTTGACGCCTTTGTGAAGTCGTCCGGCAAATCAGCTCCCACCACCGAGGCCCCTGAGAAGGCCAAGGCAGAGGCCGCCGCAGCGTCCGCGCGGACCGAGCCACCCGTGAGTCTGTCGGGGATCCCCGGCGGGCGCGCAGACGGGCTCAGTCCGCAAGAGCGTATGGCGAGCTTGGGCGGCCAAGAACTGTATTCGGCCATGGAAAACATGAGTCCGGCGCAGATCGAGGCCTATTTGAACAAGCAAATGTGACCACAATGGGCGCCGTTCATTCGGGGCCGAACACTTTGAAGGAGGCCAATCATGGCTGAAAGCAAGACCAACGTGGCATCCGGTGCAACCGGCGCCATGATCCAGCAGGCAATGGGTGTTTTCCACACCTGCATGCAGCGCAACACCACGCTGAACCGACTGACCGGCAAGATGCCGACGATCGAGAACGCGATCGCTGGCGTCAAGCGCCAGTCGAAGCCGACGATGCCGATCGTGCGCGCCGAAGACCTGTCCAAGAACAAGGGTGACGAGATCACCTTCCACCTGGACAACCCGATCAGCGGCTACCCGATCATGGGCAGCGAGTACGCCGAGGGCAAGGGCGTGGGCATGTCGTTCTCCGAGGATCGCCTGCGCGTGAACCAGGCGCGCTTCCCGATCGACATGGGCAACACCATGACCCAGATTCGCAGTCCCTACGACATGCGACGCCTGGGCCGCCCGAAGGCGCAGCAGCTGATGAACGACTACATCGACCAGTCGATTCTCGTTCACTTGGCGGGCGCGCGCGGCTTTCACGACAACAAGATCGAGTGGCGCGTGCCGCTGGCGGCCGACCCCCGGTTCAGCCAGATCATGGTCAACCGCGTGAAGGCGCCGACCCGCAACCGCCACCTGGTGGCCGGCGGCGGCAAGGTGGGCGAAGTGGTGCCCAACGCGGGCGATCTGACGATTGCCACCACCGACCTGTTCACCATGGACGTGGTGGATTCGCTGCGCGCGTGGATGGATCAGATTCCCCTGCCGCCGCCTCCGGTGGAGTTCGATGGCGATCTGGCGGCCACAGACAGCCCGATCCGCGTGGCACTGGTGTCGCCATCGCAGTACAGCGGCTTTGCCACCAACCCGGACTTCCGCAGCTTCCAGGCCAACGCCTATGCGCGCTCCAGGCTGGCCAAGGACCACCCGCTGTTCCTGGGGGATGTGGGTCTGTGGAACGGCATCCTGATCGTCAAGATGCCCAAGCCGATCCGCTTCTACGCCGGTGATGACATCGCCTACTGCGCGGCTTACGACAGCGAAACCGAGTCCACGGTGAAGGTGCCGGCCTCGTTCGGCACGACCTTCGCGGTGGATCGAGCCCTGCTGTTGGGCGGTCAGGCGCTGGCGCAAGCCTTCGGGCGCTCGGAGCACAGCGGCGTGCCCTTCTTCTGGTCGGAGGAAAAGGGCGACCACGGCGACAAGATGGAAATCTTGATCGGCGCCATCCTGGGCATGTCCAAGGTGCGTTTTGCGGTGGATCACGGCGATTCCAAGCAGTTCACCGACCACGGCGTGACGGTGCTGGACACGGCCGTCAAGATCATCAAGCCGCGCGGCTGATGACCAAGCGGGAGCCGGCAGACCCGCTGGCTCCCGGATTTGAAATATCAATTTCAGGAGGCCAACATGGCAACCATCAAGAAACTGGGTCTGGGCGCGCAGCAGTTCGGCGGCTTCACCCCCTACGGCAACCTCACGACCATTCGCGCCAAGCTCGAAACCTCGGCCACGGGCGGCGCCATCGGCGCGGACAGCTCGACCGCCATCGCCTCTGGCGATGTGGTGGTGCTGGAGAAGCTGCCGGCCGGCCTGGTGCTGGAAGATGCCCAAGTGATCGTGTCCACGGCCATGACTGCTTCGGTCACAGGCTCGCTTGGCTTCATCTACGCCGACGGCGTGGACAGCACCGAGGTGCCGCAGAACGCCTCGTATTTCGGCACTGGCCTGGTGCTCAATGCGACTGGCCGACTGCGCTGCGCCACGTCCAATGCGCCGGTGAAGCTGGCCAAGGACGCCCTGCTGGTGCTGACAACCGGCGGCGCGGCCAACGCCAAGGCGTCGCGCATCGACGTGATCGTCCACGGCGAGCGCATGGGGCCGAAGTAATCGGCAACCGCCCACTCGGGCGGGTCATGACGGCCCGCCCGTCCACACATTCAACCGGAGCGAGCCCATGGCCGAAGAACAACTGATTGGCGTGACCTACACGGGCAACGAAGACCCGTTCGTCGATCGCATCTACCGCTCGCGCCTGACGTTCGAGCACGGCCAGACGCGCGAGCTGCCGCCCGAGCTGGCGGCGAAGTTCTTGCAGCACGCCGATGTGTTCCAGGCTGCCGAGGCCAAGGCCAAGAAGTCGGCCAAGGCCAAGGATGACACACAGGAGCAGCTGGAGGCCGCCGAGAAGGCCGAGGGCGAGCGCCGCGAGCAGGAAAACACCCGCTTCGAGGTGCACCAGCAGATCGACAAGATGGACAAGGCTGCGATGCGCGACTTTGCCAAGACCAATTTCAAGGTGGAATTCCCGGGCGCGCTGGGAGAGGCCAAGATGCGCGAGCAGGTCAAAGGCCTGGTTGACCAGTACGGGATGCCATCGTGACCCTGGAAGAGCTGATCCGGCGCTTCCGCACCCTGGCGGTGGACAATGTGCAGCCGTACCTGTTCGCCGACGAGGACGTGACGGACTGGCTCAATGACGGCCAGCGGCAGGCGTGCATCCGCGGGCGGCTGCTGCGCGAGGATGACAACCAGGCGGTGTGTGAGATTGCGCTGACGCCAGGGCAGCGCACCTATCCGCTGCACAAGGCGGTCTACGAGATCATCAATGCTCGCATCGTTCCTGTCAGTGGACGGTCGCGCCCGGTGTTTCTGGCCTCACGCGAGTGGTTGGACGAGAACATGCCAGGCTGGCGCGATGATCACGGGCCGGCCGAGTTCGCCATTCAAGATGACACCAGCATCCGCGTGGTGGGCGCCGTCACGGCAGGCGACAAGCTGGCGATCGAGTGCTACCGCACGCCGCTCAAGATGCTGGCCAACGACACCGACAAGCCGGAGATTCACGAGGCGCACCACGAGTACCTGATTCAGTGGGCGCTGCACAAGGCATTCAGCGTGGTGGACGCCGACACGTTCGACCCGCAGCGATCGGATCGCTCCGAGGCGGCATTCACGAACTACTTTGGCCGGATGCCAGATAGCGACCTGCGGCGCATGACGCGCGAGGATGTTCCGCATCACAACGCACCAATTCTCCCGTAACACAAGGAGCCCACGATGGCAGACACCTCTTACCCGAAGGGCATGCAGCGGCTGCTCAACGGCTCGATCAATCTGGGCACGGCGCCCCTCAAGGTATGCCTGGTGACGGCTGGGTACACCTACAGCACCGCCCACGAGTTCGTCTCGGACCTGGGCGCCCGCGTCGGAGTTGACCAGGCGCTCACCAACGTCAGCATCACCGGTGGCGTGCTGGATGCCGACGACCTGGACTTCGGCCTGCTCGCGCCCGGCAGCGCACTGAAGGCGGTTGTCATCTACCTCGACACGGGCAACCCGGCCACCTCGCCCCTGCTGCTGTACCTGGATCAGCTCGCCGGCTTCCCCATGACCACGAACGGCGGCGGTGTAACGATCCCATGGAGTGACGGCACAAAGAAGATCGCCCGCATCGCTGGGACGTTCTACCCTAAGGGCGCCGCGCTCACCATGGGCGGTGGCGTCAACTGGGGGACAGATGCGCTGAAGGTCGCGCTGGTGCCGGCCGGCTACAGTCGTGACGAGGCCCATGAGTTTCTGTCGGACCTCGGCACGCCTCTCGCCACGCAGGCGATGTCCAGCCGCACCACGACCGGCGGTG